CATGTGATTGCGCATGTTATGGCGCAGAAACGGTTGAGATTTGTGACGGCGCGTGAGGCTGTGCGCATTGTCAAAGCTGCTGGGTTGATAACCTACAGCGATGATTTTGTGGCGAGCTCACGTTTGATGGATGGGTTGAACATTGAGGACTATGTGAAGCAATTTGCAAGTCTGGGACTGACTCTGACTTCGGCTGAGAAGGCTGGGATCCCTGAGATTGTGCCGATTGACCGGGCCGAGTTCCTCGGTCGGTCATTCAGCTATGATGGGGATTACTGGTTTGCACCATTGCGACCAGAGTCGCTTGGCAATATCTGGAATTATCGATGGGCTGATACACCCCGAGAGGTGGATCATTTTCTTGCTACGATGGGTGGGCTCTTGATTGAGTTTGCTATGCATGGCAGGGAGGAGTTTGAAAGGTTCAGTGAATTGGCTGACAAAATATATCAACACTGGGCTCTTGTTCGAAAGGATTGTGAGTCATATGAAGCGCTTCGAGCGCGGATTAAAAGTGGTGGTGTGTATGTTGGCTTTGTGCAGAAGCGGAAGGACTTGGTGGAACCAGAGGCGAGAGGTGACCCGGAAAGTGCACATGGTGGTGCGCGGCCGAATGCGCAGCAAGCATTTAGAGTGAAGACAGGTGTGGAGGACATGCCAGTGATACGCACGGTTTACCGGGCGTTTGAAACTGGCGCAAGTTTGTTGCGAGACATATCGTCAGCGGCGTCAATCTTTGGGTTGTCAAAGCCGATGATTACACCCGACAGGGTGGCGGCAATGCATCCGTGGTCGACGCAATTGGGTGATGTGAACATGGACTCTGTGAGCCCTGCGACGTCCTTAGGGATGGCCCAGGAGAATGGAGTTGAAGGTGTGCCCCCGAGTGTGGAGACATCGATAGCCTATATGGGGTCAAGGGAGGTAGTTATCTACCCATTGATTTCGTGGCCGGCAGCTGCAACTGCAGGCACTGCGCTACTTGACGATTTTGTAGTACACCCATTAACCATGTATGTGGTGAATGTGGCAGGAGACAATAAGTTGAGTATGACGCCAGCGGGTGCAGCTGTGGCACCATTTGTGTGGTATCGATTCTCACGAGCAATTGTGAAGATCAGTGTTGTGAAAGCAGTGATGACGACAGGGCGACTGATGGTGGCTTTTGCCGCAGGAGGGCCGACCAGTGCGTCTGATTTTACATCGGCTAGTG